TGGAACCGTTTGACAGATCGATGGCAGATCTTTACGCGGCACGAACCGGGATTGAGTTCAAGGACATGCAGAAAATTATGGATGCTGGAAGCTGGATCGGTGGCAGTGATGCCGTTGAGCAAGGTTTTGCCGACGAACTGTTACCATCAGATCAGATCCAGATTGACGAAAACAGCGAGACACGAGCCGCCGTTAAGCTTGACATTGCGCTTGCAAAAGCCGGAATGCCAAGATCGGAACGAAAGAAGTTGCTTGCAGAATATAAAGCCGTCACGCCTTGCGCTGGCGGAACAATCACGCCTTGCGCTGATTTTATTGGCACGTTTTCCCCACTATCTAACGAACTAAAAGGAGTTTTCCAATGAGCCAAGCACTTGAAACTGAACTGAAAGAAGTACAGACCAGCCTTAAGGCGGTCAATGATGACCTGAAACGATTTGCCGAAGAGAGCCAGAAGCAAATCAAAACTCACTCGCAGATTTCCGAAGAAACCAAAACCAATGTTGACAAGCTCCTGATTACTCAGGGCGAACTCAACGCCCGTCTCATGGCCGCTGAGCAGCTCATGGCGAAGATGGAAACCCAGGGCTCCGGTAGTGCTGCAACCGTCAAAACGATGGGGCAGACAGTTATTGAGTCCGACGCTTTTGTCAACTTTTCCGGCAAGGGGACTTTCACCATCCCGGTCAAAAATGCCATCACTTCCCTGGTCGGGTCCGCTGGCACGCTCATTGAACCTCAAAAATTGGGCTTCATCTCTGCCGGAATGCAGCGCCTGACCGTCCGCGATCTGCTCAACTGGGGGCGTACTGGTTCGAACAGCCTCGAATACGTGCGCGAATCCGGATTTACCAACAACGCCGATGTCGTTTCTGAGAACCCGGCGAACGACAAGCCCGAATCTTCCATCTCTTTCGAGCTGGACAGCGCCCCGGTTGCAACCATTGCCCACTGGATCAACGCCTCCAAACAGGTGCTTGCTGATGCTGCAATGCTGGCCTCCTACATCGATGGGCGTCTGCGCTACGGGTTGAAGCTTAAAGAGGAACTGCAGCTCCTGAAGGGGTCCGGAGTAGGGCTCAACATCACCGGTCTGATTACTGCCGCGACCGCCTACGCAAACCCCGGAGTGACGGTACAGACTGAAACCGCCATTGACCGTCTGCGTCTGGCAATGCTGCAGGTCACACTGGCTGAGTATGAGGCCGATGGTATAGTCCTGTCTCCAATCGACTGGTGCCAGATCGAACTGACCAAAACCACAACGAACGAGTACCTGTTTACATCTCCCACTGGCATGGTAGTTCCTGGACTCTGGGGCCGCCCGGTTGTGTCTTCTCAGTCCATGACCGCTGGCGACTTCCTTGTCGGTGCTTTCGGCATGGCCGCTCAGGGCTGGGATCGTGAAGACGTAAACGTCACAGTTTCCACCGAGAACAAAGACAACTTTGTCAAAAACATGGTCACCATCCTCTGTGAAGAGCGTGTGGGCCTGACCATCTTCCGTCCTGAAGCGCTTATTACTGGCGACTTTGACGGGCTTCCTGCTTCAGCGTAGTTAAAGAAGGCCGGGGCTTTGGCTCCGGCCTTTTACTTATGGGGGCAACATGTTTGTAACAGCCTTGAAAAGCTTTGACCATAACGGCAAGATAAACAAGGGGCAGGTATTCGACTGTTCCGAAATAGTAGCACACGGATTAAGACGCGCAAAACTGGTAACATTTGAAGAACCTGCAAATTTCCCTATGGCCGGGGCTTCACTGCCGTCTGCATTGCCTCCGGTCCCAGCCTTACCGCAGACGATTGTGAAACCGTTAGAAGATGGAGAACTCAAACTGAAAAAGAAACCGGGCAGGCCGAAAAAGTTGTAATTGTCGTAAATACGACTTTTGAACTTGCACCGTGGGCTGATATATTGTACGCGATGGACCGTAACTGGTGGGACGGGTATTTTATTAAGCACGGAAAAGAGTTTGCAGGGCTTAAATTAACACCGGTCTCAGGTGTAAAATGTGCCAAGCGGATATCATTCATACATTATCAAAACAGCGGAGTAGGAGCGATATCCCTTGCCGCTCATTACGGGGCGGGGAGAATCATCCTACTCGGGTACGATTGCCAGAAAGCAGGCGGTAAATCACACTGGCATGGTAATCACCCCCCAGGACTCGGCAACGCTGGCAGTATCGGAACATGGCCGAACCAGTTTAATAAGCTGAAAAAGGATTTATCTGGAGTCGAAATCATAAACTGTACCCGTGAGACTGCGTTAAATATGTTTGAACGTCAGGATTTGAATACAACATTAGACAGGAGCTGATATGGCAACCAAGATCGAAATTCAGGACTTTAGGGAACAATTGGCAAAATCTGTCCACAACTTTGCAGCTCACACATTCAAACTTGCGTTCTCAAACACCGCGATTACCGCAGGCATGGCGGCACTGAGCGAGATAACCGCAATAGACCTGACAAACACCACTGCTGGGGCTAATCCTACAGTCACCATTACGGCGGCTGAGGCTGCTGGAACAATGACAATTAGCGGCGATGCTGTGACGCTCACGGCTACCGGTGCGGTGGGTCCATTCCGCTACTATGCTCTTTACAACGACACAGCCACAAGCCCGGCTGATGCTCTTGTTTTGGCGTGGGATCATGGGTCGGAGGTAACATTGGCATCTGGCGAGACGTTCAAGGTATCGTTTAATAATGACGACACCGCCGGGACTATTACGACAATTGCGTAAAAGGGGCAACCATGAAAACATTAATTACTATTTGTGCATTACTCGTCACATCCATGGCCTGGGCAGCTAGTGTCGAGCTGTCCTGGGATGCCAATCCGGTCGAGGACAAGGTGACGACCTACCGCGTCTATTTTGGCAATTACAGCGGCAATGCCAACCTGTTTACGTCAACAGGTTATGTTGAAGTCGCTGGGACCACAACGACTGCAACCGTCCGTGACCTCTCCCCCTATAGAAAATGGTTTTTCCGAGCCACTGCGTTAAATGATACAGGGGAATCATACTACTCAAATTTTGTGGCGGTTCAATTCATTAGGACTCCGGCAAATCTCAAGTTCCAAAAATTGGAGATCAGGTAATGGCCTCACTGCTCATAAAAGCAGTTGACGCGACAAACCCAGATCCCGACATAGATCGGGGCTGCTACAAAGCAGGGATGATCGTGGAGGTGCGCGAGGATAATGCCCCGCGCGGTCTCCTTGAAAAGTGGCCCGCCTTCGCGTGGATTCATGTCCCAGGTGTTCCGGCTGACGTGGTTAGGAAATACGCCGAACCGGAATATCATGTACTGGAAATCGGTGCAGTCAAACGCCGTCGTCGATGGCAGATCAGGTGGGCAGACCTGCCAATGGGTGTGCGTAACAAGTTCGCGGCGAAGGGAGAAATCACGATCAAGGCCGGGGACTACTCTGGCGCCTATGATTACTTGTGGTCGACCATGGGAGGCTTTTTCCGCGACATGCTGACCGGGCAGGACGAGGGCGGAAACCTGTAATGGCAACTTATACCAAAACAGTTGACCCGAATGGGGGCTCTGATTATGCCAGCCTGAATGCGTGGGAGGCAGGGGAACAGACGCTTTACAGTTCCGGCGATATCGCCATTGCTGACTGCAGGCGTACGGGGGCAATAAAAGACACAACTGCCGTGACAGTAGCGGGGTGGACTACTGGTGTTATCCCGAAGATCATCGTTAACGCTGCGCATCGGCATGAAGGGAAATGGGCCGACCAGCAAGCTAGCGGGAATTATATCTACAAACTATCAGTAACCACCGCCATCGCAAGCTTGACGGCTAATAACAATTTGGTAGAGGTTGATGGGTTGGTGCTGGATATTTTGGGGAGCAATAGTTATACAAGCGGCGGGATTGCACAGAGTAACGGGTATTCAGGGTTAAGCGTCCACGGGTGTCTCTTTTTCCACAATAGGGGGGATTCACCAGACGGGGGAGCAACCTCAGCACTAAGTAACTCAAGCACAATCACAAGTTATAATAATTATTTTTACAATAATATAGTTATTGGTTATAAGCGGGCGGCTGGGGATTTGTGGGCTATAAGGTCGAATTATGGTAATACCTACATTTACAATAATAGCGTTTATGATTCAAATATCGGGATAGCTAGAACAAACGGAAACGTATACGCCATAAACAATTTGAGTCTGGGGTGCATAACTGACTTTTTAGGGGCATTTGCCACTGGCTCAGATTACAACGTATCCTCCGACGCCACAGCCCCAGGCACCAATAAAGCCACTGGCAAAACGGCATACACCGATTATTTTGTTGATCCTGCCAACGGTGACTTTCACCTCAAAGACACATCGCTGGCATTGTTCGGGCTATCCGGCACTGACCTTTCCGGCACATTCTCAGACGATATTGACGGGGTTACTCGCACAGCTCCGTGGGATATCGGAGCAGATCAGTATGTGGATGTGGGGGGTGCAACTATAAGCTCCGCAGACCCGGATGGCCTTACCGTCACTGGGCTTGCCTCAGCCGACTACAGAGGATTGATATCAGGCGCACCCGCTGGCGAATTGGCGGCCATAGGGGTAGCGGCAACAAGCGTCAAAGGATTTATTTCAGTTGCTGAATCCGGCGCGATTGCAACCACAGGGACAGATGCAACCGGCACACGCAACCTGATATCGGCCACAGTCATTGATCCAGTGACTGTGTCAGGCGCGAATTCGACTGATTATATTGGTCACAAGTCCATCGCCGCGGCTGGCAGCATATCAACCACGGGGGTCGACTCAACAGGGGTATATACTCCCGTTGGTAGCACAACCAGCACAGCACAACCGGGCGCAACAGCCGTTCTCGGGGTTAACGCTTCCGGTATTCGTACATTAATTTCACTGACTGAGCCGGGAGCGGTTAATTTTACTGGGTTTAACGCTTTTGGCGTTCGCGGTTTGTTATCAGTCACAGAAACCGGTGCGATTGCGGTAACCGGAGCGAACGCGACTGACACATATACCCATGGCGAGTGGGTCAGCAATGCCACTCCCGGATATGTATCTGTCAGCGGGTACGATTCAGTATCAACCATGATAGCTTTAGGCCGTTTAATCCCGATAACCCGTGGCCGGGAAATCTCAATTACATCAGGCCGTACGATACCGATCATCCACTAGCGAGGCGCTAAAATGGCACTACTTGATGACGTAAAAGAGGCGATGAGGGTAATACATTCGGCTGATGACGCGCTTTTGCAGCGGCTTATCAATTCTGCATCTTTTGAATATATCCAGTTTTGTAATATCGAGGTTGATTCTGACGACGTGATAGCCCCGATAGCTGAAGACGCTTTCCAGGGGCTTGTGCTGATGGTCCAGGCTGATTACTCTGCCGATCCGGAAAAACGGGACGCATACCGAAAAGCGGCTGAAACTCTTTGGATGCCTTACCGCGTCTCCATGGGGGTCTAATGGACGCTCAACGGTTACGTCATAGGATCGAATTTCAGGAACTTGTAGAGGATCAGGACAGCGAAACCGGCGCGGTGGTGGTATCCTGGCAAACTGCGTACAGTGATTCCGATACCTCGCTTGACAGCGTTCCCGCCGAAGTATTGACCGGACCTGGCCGCGAGTTTCGCAATTCCGGCACGACTCAGGCCGAAGCAACGGCGCGGGTCAACCTCCGATGGTTTCCTAGCCTTTTGCCGACATGGCGGATACTCTGGGATGGCAGGATTTACAATATCCAGAGTATCGAAACGGACGCAACTGGGCGGATGGAATGGCGCTTGCGGTGCATTGACGGGGTATCTGATGGCCGGTAAATACGATGTTGTTATTTCGCTGCTGGTTTATAATCAGCCGGAAGTCACGCGTGAGTGCATTGAATCGCTCTTTGCCACTTCAAAAAGCAACTTTCTGCTTGTCATTTCTGACAACAATTCGAGGCCGGAAACCTCCGATTATCTCAAATCAGTAGCGGACCTGCACGAAAACGTAATCTACGTTCGCAACGATGAAAACGTGGGATTCATCAGGGCGCACAATTCCGTATATGCCGCGTATTCAGGCATGGCGGATTATTTCTGTGTTCTCAACAATGACCTCGTTTTCAAGTCGAACGGATGGGACAAAATCTTTATCTCTGCGCTTGAATCAAGCCCGGCAATCGCACAGGTGGGGCCGGTACAGGCTCACGGCTACATCAATGCAAAAGGGATTGGCATACCGCGGCCTGTCAAGCGCAGTCCCCCGGAATACATCGGGGGATCATGCTTTGTTGCCAAAGTTGCGGCGATTGGCGAAAAGCTATTTGAATCGAAGTACATGAAATTCGCTTTTGCTGAAGACGCTGACCTATCCTTTCGGCTCAGGGCCAGCGGCAAGCAGATCAAGGAAATTCCTGGTGTAGAAATTCAGCATAAGCATCACGTTTCATTCAAGAATGAAAAACTTGAATTCGATTTCAAAGCGCAGGAACAGGCGAACCAGCGTTTTCTGATTGATCGCTGGCAGAAATACATGCGGACCAGAAGCTTTACACCTCTTCAAATCCTGATAATTAGAACCAGGGCGCTTGGTGACTCGTTCATGGTGGAGCCGGTAGCGCGGGAGCTGGTGAACAAGTATCCTGGCGCACATGTCTACATTCAGACGGCTTGCCCTGAATGGTTCACTCCTTGCGATTACATCAAGGAGTGCGGCCCGAATGTCAGGCAGAAACGGCGATTCGATATCGTGATTGACTTGGATATGGCGTATGAACGCAATCCGAAAATGCACATTGTTGATGCCTATGCAAAAGCCGCAATGATAGAATTGGATGAGGAGCAGAAAACGCCTCGTTATCTGGGCGCGGTTCGGCAGCAGCCAGGCAGCAAAATAGCCGTTATCAATGCCGAGGGATCATGGGATAGCAGGCAATGGCCGCTTGATCGTATCAAGGATTTTGCGGCTTACCTGAAAGGGCGCGGATACCACGTTAAAGAAGTCGGGCGCACTCAGGCGCTTTATACCGGCGTTGGTAAAAACCTGATAGGTGGGCGAAACCTTGCAACCATCAACCAGATCATTGCTGATGCGGATTTGTATTTCGGTATGGACGGCGGGCTCGCCCATTTTGCACAGGCGGTAGGTACTCCGGCTCTATTGATATTTGGATGCACTAATCCGAAATACAGGGTGCATCCAGGGTCGAAGGTCAAGGCGATATGGCGCGGGGACCTACCGTGCTCCGGGTGTCACCACGACGGGCCAGCCAAAACGTTCACGGCTTGCAAAACCGGCAATCATGAATGCTTGACCGGTATCACGGTCGATCAGGTTATTCGAGAATTTGAGGCTTGGATATGAGCGAAACAGCAAAACACAGGGCGTTATTCTTGCCGTACTGCATCGGCAACGGGCTTGATATCGGTTATGGCGGCGACCCTATCACAGAAACGGCCATAACGCTTGACCAGGAGCACAGATATAGTTTCGAAGGGCAACGTCCGCAGAACCTTACAGCTGATGCCTCAAGCCTTTACATGTTTGCTGACAACGCGCTTGATTATGTTTACTCATCACATTGTATCGAGGATTTCAGGGAGACAGAAAACGTGCTTCGAGAATGGCTTAGGATCGTCAAAGTCGGCGGCACCCTATGCCTACTATTCCCCGATGAGGCAGTATATCGGGGCAAATCCAGGACTCCGAATGCCAATCATGTCTATGATAATTTTGGGATGCAGTTCGTTCTCGACCGGCTCCCCCAGAACGTCACTCTAGTATTCAAATCGGAGTTGTTTTCCGGCGATGATTACAATTGCGCACTGGTGGTACGGAAATGCTGACGTTGTTGACTGCGACCGGGATGCGCCCGGAGGCGTGGGCAATCTGTGAACGCCTTATGATGCGTCAAACTTTTGACGGCGACGTTCGGTGGATTATTGTTGACGACGGAGAAACCCTGCAGCCGATTACATTCGAGCGCTCCGGGTGGGTGCTCGACATTATCCGCCCTCTTCCTTTCTGGCAGCCGGGGCAGAACACGCAGGCGAGGAACCTTCGGGCCGGACTGGTGCGGGCAATGGCCGGAGATCGAGTCGTATGCATCGAAGATGATGACCATGTGGGGCCAGGCTACCTTGCCGACGTTGACGCATGGCTTGATCGGGCTGACTTGGTAGGTGAACCCATGGCGCGCTATTTTAACGTGGCGACCGGGGCCGGGAAGCAGCTGGCCAACAACCAGCATTGCAGCCTGTGCAGCACGGCCATGAAGGGCGCGGCGCTGGAAGTTTTCCGGAATGTGGTGGGCAAAAACAAAAAGTTCATCGACCTGGAATTGTGGCGAACGTTCGCGGGGCGGAAGTACATTTCAGGCACGCGGCACGTTGTCGGCATCAAAGGATTACCGGGACGTGAGGGTATCGGCGTCGGGCATCGGATGTCCGGAGCTGGCACAAGTGGTCTGTTGCGGAAATGGATTGGCGATGACGCGGGGATTTATGGGTACTGACACAATAGAATACAGCCTGATCGGCATTGAATCATTGCTTGCCAAATTCGAGTCAATTACGTATGATGTCAAGCGAAAAGGTGGGAGATTTGCGCTCAGAAAAGCAGCCGGAGTTGTCGAGCGGGCATTGAAGCAAAATGCCGATGCGGTTGACGATCCAGGTACACCGGCGAATATATCAAAAAACGTGGCTGTCAGATTCAGCAATCGCACTTTCAAAGCCACAGGGGACTTGAAATTTAGAGTCGGTATTCTGGGTGGGGCGAGTCCTAGCTCAAAACAAACCGGACAGCCTGGCGGAATCACATATTTTTGGCGTCACCAGGAATTCGGAACGGAAAAAATGGCGGCTCAACCTTTTGCGAGAAGGGCACTTGAAGACAACATAGGACCGGCAACAAACGAGTTTGTCAGTCAGTACGAAAAGGCAATCGATAGAGCCATAAAACGTGCAGCAAAAGGGAAATGATGTTTGCTCCGATTTTCCAAGTTGCGTCCGCAAGCGCAACCGTAAAAGCCCTGATAGGCTCAAACCCTGTCAGGCTTTACCCGTTTGGATATGCCAAGCAGGGGGTGGCGCTGCCATATGTTGTATGGCAGCCTATCGCAGGCGGGCCGGAGAACTATCTGGGGGATGTCCCAGACGTTGACAAATTCGGTATACAGGTTGATGTTTATGCCATTGATGAATTTTCTGCAAGGGCGGTTGCTAAAGCACTGAGGGACGTAATCGAACCAGTGGCGCATATAACGGCATGGCGGGGGGGATCTACGGACCCGGAGACACTGCACAAACGGTATTCATTTGATGTTGACTGGTTTGTAAACCGATAACCGCAAAAAGGAGAACACGAAATGAGCGTACTTACCCAGGGAACACAGATTTATTTAGTTGACCCCGACGACCTCAGTATAGTGACTGTGACCGGATGCACCGCGTTTAATCCTGGCGGAAGCCCTGCGGACCAGATCGAAGACACGACTCTGGAAGAGCTGATTGCTAGGAACTATAAAAAAGGTCTTCGCACTCCCGGTCAGGCGTCGCTGACCATCAATGCCGATCCTCAGAACGCCAGCCATATCCGGTTGCATGAACTGTCCGAGGAAAATGTTGATCGACAGGTGAAATTTGCGGTAGGCTGGGCCGATGGAACCGCACCTCCTACAGCCGACAGTGATGGGGACTTCGTGTTTCCAGCAACCCGCACATGGTTCAGCTTCTCTGGTCAGGTCACGGACTTCCCGCTCGACTTTGCGATGAACTCACTTGTAACCACAGCGGCAACCATTCAGCGTTCAGGCGGTTCTGTCTGGACTCCGAAAACGCCTTAACTTGAATTGGCGGGGGTAATTCCCCGCCTTATTGCCAGGGGGAGCAATGCAACTCAACATCGAAAGCCTCAAAACCATCGGCGCTTTTACCGGCGCACCGGTCGAAAAACAGATCAAATGGAAGCAGGGCGACGAGGAGCACACGGCCACAGTGTTTATCCGGCCTCTCTCCTACAAATCCACGGTATCCGATTTACAGGCCGTGAACGACAAGAAAGACCCTGTTGCAACCAGGATTGCCGCAAGCGTTTGTAATGAGACCGGTAAGCCGATATTCACAGCTGACGACATAACCGGTGACGCAGACCCCGAACGCGGGGCGCTTGACGGCAACCTTGCCATGGCCCTCCTTGCCGCTATTGCCGAGGTCAACTATATGGGAAAGCCGACGAGCTGACCGAAATCGATGAGTTTTGGCATGAACTCGTACTCTGCGGGGTAGGGGGGAGAACGATTGCCGAAGCGCAAGAGCGGATCAGCTTTTCAGAATTCCAAAGTTGGGTAAAATACAGGCAGAAACGGGGTAGCTTGAACATAGGCATGCGGGTTGAACGCGGGGCTGCTTTGTTAGCTACCCTTTTTGCAAACAGCAAGAGTAGGAACTCGCCGTATAAAATTTACGATTTTATGCCGCATGAAGATGAACCGCCGATAGAACTTGAACAGGCAATGGAGAACTGGCACTGATGGGATCAAATCTTGGGATATTAACGCTCGATCTCGTCGCTAAAATTGGCGGATTCACCGGCCCGCTCGATAAAGCCGGGCGTGACTCCAAAAAGTTTACGAAATCAATAGAAGACGGTTTCTCTAAAATGGGCGTTGCCGTTGGTATTGCTGCGACTGCGGCGGCTAGCGGTATTGCCCTTTTTGTTAAGCAATCCATTGACGCTGCTGATGAAGCGAGCAAGGCGGCACAGGCTACCGGCTTGACAGTCGAAGCGTTTACAGGGCTGTCGTACGCGGCAAAACTGGCAGACCTCGACACGGAAGCTTTAAAAAAAGGCATGTCCAGGCTGAACGTCGCAATCGGGGAGGCATCCACAGGCAGCAAAGAACAGGCGTCTCTATTCAAGGCCATGGGCGTTTCTATTAAGGATGCTTCAGGCAATCTCAGGACCGGCGATGAAGTTTTAAAAGACCTGGCTGAGAAATTTGTAGACATGCCGGACGGCGTTGATAAATCGGCAACGGCAATCAAAATATTCGGCAAGGCTGGCGCGGATATGATTCCGTTTCTGAACGCTGGTAAAGACGGCATTCAGGAAATGATAACAGAGGCCGAAGCGCTTGGGCTGGTACTCACGACCACTCAGGCGCAGGCATCCGAACAGTTCAATGACTCGCTTACTACTCTCAGGCAGGTCA